GATAGTATCAAAACCACCGACATAAACATCAGCATCGATGTGTTTAACACACCAATCGATGCTGATTTAACACTGATTTACCCGGATTTTGATATGGAACAAGAAAAAAACGATGCAAAGCCCGCAACAAAAAACGCAGGCCGGCCAGGTACCTACCAGCCTATTTATGCCCAGCAAGCTGAAAAGATTTGCCTGTTAGGCGCTACAGATCCGGAGCTTGCGAATTTCTTCGGCGTGTCCATCGCCACGATCAGCAGGTGGAAAAAGAAACACGAAGCGTTCAGAGAAGCCTTAAAAAAAGGCAAGCAGATCGCCGACGCCAACGTTGCCACCCGACTGTATCAGCGGGCGCTTGGCTTCGAGCACGACGATGTTGACATTCGTGTTGTGGATGGTCAGATCGTTAAGACGCCGGTGCGAAAGATCTATCCACCTGATACGATGGCCGCGGTGGTATGGTTGAACAACCGCCAGCCGAAGAAGTGGAAGCGCCGGCACGATAAGGCGGATGGATTCGGCGAGGGCAAGATCAAGGTGAAGATTGCTAAGAAGGGCGTGACGAAATCGCAGGAAGAATGATCGATGTAGATATAGAGATCGACGAAGATATTTTCCTACCTGCATACCGGCACCTCATGCCGTACTATGATGAGTCAGGAGGATTGGCTGCTGACGGCTCGGCCGACATCAACCTGCTGTGGGGTGGCCGTGACTCTGGTAAGTCACATGCCACCGCGCAACGCCTTGTGATCGATTGTCTATACTCGAAGTACTTTCAATGTGTGCTGTTTCGCAAAACAGCCAACAGTATCAAGGAGTCGCAGTATGCCGCTATAAAAAGCGTAATCGAAGAGTGGCAGCTGGAGGAGCTGTTCGACTTCAGATCATCGCCGTTGGAGATCAGATGCGTGAACGGCAACAGGTTCATCGCCCGCGGCTGCGACGAGCCGGGTAAGCTCAAATCATTGAACAACTTTAACGTTGCTTGGGTTGAAGAATCGAATCAGCTCACTGAGACGGACTTTATCGTTATCCTCACCACCCTGCGCTCAAACAAAGCCGATGTGAAGTTGTGGCTGACCTTCAACCCGGAATCGGATGATGTGGACTACGAAGACTTCTGGCTGTACAAGCTGTTCTTCGCCACCCTTACCCGCAACCTGTACAACACAAACTTTGTTGAGACCTACACAGTCGAACTGCCGAACGCCGCGCCGGTTTCATTCACATACACCTCGACCCACACCACTTACTACGACAACCTTGAATACGTTAAGCCGCTGCGCCGGGCTTTTCACGAAACGCTTGCAAACATCAACCCGCACTATCATGCGGTGTACAGCCGCGGCATCTGGTCAACGAACCTGCCCGGCCAGCTATGGGCATACGCCTACGATCCGAAGAAGCACCGCGGCCGGCCAACCCTGCGCCGCGATCAAGAGGTTTACCTATCGTTCGACTTCAACCGCAACCCGATGTGCTGCTCAGTCATCCAGTGGTATGATGAATGCGTTAAGGTGATCGAGACCATCAAGCTGCCGAACTCGAATATCCATGCAATGTGCGATTACATCAACCTGCATTATCATGGGTGTCTGTTCGTGGTGACAGGCGACGCGACCGGTAAGAACTCGTCCGCGCTTGTGCAGGACAATCTCAACTATTACAAGGTAATCGCGCAGAAGCTGAACATCGGCCCGCGTCAGTTCCAGGTACCGACCTTCAACCCGGACATCAAGGAGAACAGCGTGTTGGTGAACATGGTGCTGGCGACCTATTCATTCGAGCTGCACGAAACAGCAGCTGCGTATCTGCATTACGATCTTACCCACGTTCGCGCCCTGCCGAATGGTACCGTTGACAAGGGCAACCGCACCGATCCGACCAAGCAAGCCGACGCGCTTGATACGCTGCGGTATTGGTGCAACGTGTTTATGCCGTGGTTGTTAAAAGGCGTGTAAACAGCCGGACAGTTAATACGTAGGACGGCTCAGTGCAGTGTCGTTGTTTTGTAACATGAGCTGCAATCTAACCTACTTATCTCAATCAATACCCTGCTGCGTTGAATCACTCCGCATCTATGCAGGATTGTCACCAAGCCAACCTAACACAATCGTGGTTGAAAACATCACCACTAAACGGCAGTGGTTGGTAAATGTACAATCGGCTTCAGATGGTTCATTCGTGCTTACCGTAAACTCGGCGCTGCCGGCATCAATCTTCGACGCGGGCAGCGGTCCTTACTCAATCGCCGTGCTGCATCACACACTGAGCATCTGCAATGGCACGACCACCGTAACCGTCAATTACGTAGTCATCAACATTCACATTCAATCACCACCGGTAGCACAGGCGGTGATTGGTTCAGCAACCTGCCCTCCAACGCCATGATACAACACATCGAACTTGTACCCATCACATCACTCACCTGCGTGTGCATTCACGCAGCCATCTGGTGGCCCGGCATGATCGGTCACCCGATTCGCCTTATCTACCGGGCGCTGGTCTGGTGGCTAATAGGTCAGTGCCCGGCATACTCCAAAACACAGGGACGCATCTACAACATCGCCGCCTATCTCATCAAGCCGTTTTACGCATGCCTGTTTTGCATGGCCTCCGTATGGACGCTTGTAATGTGGTACTGGTATGTTGGTACGATAACCTGGGATGTTGTGCCCGTGCTGCTGCTGGTCGGCGGCTGCAACGCACTGCTCGATACATTCATCTATCACTTCCGCGAACATGACAGCAGCAGTTTATGAAGCGCTCATCACTGAGCATAATTTCGTTTTCTCGCACACCTGCAACTGCGGTGGACGGCATACAGTTGTGTACATCCGTCACCCGTTTGAGTTGCGCGTGTACCCGAACTCATCAATGTATGACCTGAACCGACACGGCACCCGCGGCCACGTGACCAACGTCGCCACCGGATCACTCGAAGGATTGAAAAAAGCACTAACCAACGTACAACCATGAGCACCACAAAAAGCACAGACAAGATCATTATTCCACTTCATCAGCCGCGTTTCATCGACCGGCTGCTGCATCGTTTCCGTAAACGCACGCACCACGACAAATCTGCGGTGCTGACAAAGGCGTTTACCGTTGGTGGCCGTACCTACTACCAGCACGATGATGTGTTCACCAAACCTTACGAACGGGCAATGACTGCCATCGACTATTACGAAGAACTGCGGATGTGCACCTCCCGTGATTTCCAGATGGCTACGGCCAAGGCACTGCGCATCTGCTTGTCCGGGCAAGCCGGTAAGGTCGATCTGGTCAAGGCGACGCAGCTGCTGCTGCAATTCGAGCAGCGGGCGGAATGGATATTCACACCCGACTTGCTGTATAAGTTGGCAAGCGTGGTATTCATCGACATCGAACGTGAATCACCGTTCACGTATGACTTCCAGAAAGCTCATGAGAAGATTGCCTTCTGGAAGGAGCACAAAGATGCTGCTGCTTTTTTTTTGCAGACTCCCTTTCAAGAGTTAGTGCCCTTTTTAAAGGGTTGCGAAATAGATATCCCGCGCTATTCGAAGGTGGTACAAAAGCTCCAGAAATCGCACTTGGCACTTCTGTCGTCGGTCATATCCGCGGGATCCAACAAGAGCGATTCAGACAGCGCTTTGCTCTCGCGCATCGAGAAGCAGATCGCGTTGGGCGACTTCGATACCTGACCGTGACCGAGTACATGGACATCATTAACGAGCTTATCACCAACCCGCCAAAACAATCCTGATGGAAGTACCTATCAAATTTGTGCCCGATACTACATTGCTTGAGCCTGCACTGGCGGCATTGAGTAAGCTCGGTGTTATCGCTGATGATGAGCTTGAAGCTTTCAAGGCGACGAACGAAGAGTTCCGCAAACGCACGCAGCTGATTCAACAGGCGGCGGCTCCGATGGAGAAGCTGGCCGATTCCGCTGACAAGGCGTCGAAGAACCTTGCCAGTGATGCAACCAATAAGCTGATTGAAGATCTGGAGAAGAAGGTCGAGTCGTTGACCAAGAAGCTCGACGAACAGGGCAAAACAGGCAAAGCTTCAGGTGCGGCTCTGGAGAACTCAGTACGCGGAATGCGGCAGCGTTACAATGAATTGGTAGCTGCTTCTAATGCAGCGTTCGCAGCCGGCAACCGAGCACTCGGTGATCAGTTGAGGCGCGAAGCTGCCGATACACTGGATGCGATAAACGACTTACGCAGCGAGGTGCGTAACCTTGCCAGCGATTCAGCTACGCTCGATGGATTACTGCAAGCCGTGACTTCAATCGGTGCGGGTATGCAGGTGGCGCAAGGCACAACCGCATTGCTTGGCGATGAGTCTGAAGATCTGAACAAAATACTTGTTCAGCTTCAGGCGACGATGGCGGTTGTGTCGGGCCTGCAGCAGATACAAAACGCATTGCAGGCAGATTCGTCGATGATGCTGTTTATTAAGAACGCACGGCTTGCTGTGACGAATGCGCTTGAACGTATAGGTATAACTATAAAGCTTCAGGCGGTAGCGGTAACACGGGCAGAAGCGGCGGCAAACGCATCAAGTGAAATCACTTACCGCCGTGTGCTTGTGAGCAAGACGGTGGAAAACGCCCTGAACAGCAAGTCGATTATCGTTCGCGGGCTAGCAACAGCTGCACAATGGGCGCTCAACAATGCAATGCTTGCCTTTCCCCTTGTTGCGATAGTAGCGGGCTTAGCAATACTTGTTGCAGCATTGTCAGACTGGCGCAGTGAGTCGGAGAAAGCTGCCGCGAATCAGATACATATCAACAACCTTACAAGCATTTACCTCGATCTTCTCGACGCTACTGCATCAAGGCTGCGTGATCGCGGCAAGCTCGCTGAGGACACACTAACGAGAGAGCTGGCATTGTTGACAGCGCAAGGGGCAAGTTCGGAAACGCTGCGAAAGAAAGAGGCTGAACTGGCGGCGCTGAAGAAGAAGAACGCAGACGAGGCCGCAGGGCTTTACAGCAAGGAGGTTAAAAACATCGAGAGCAATCAGAAAGCACTCGAAGCGCTCACGTTAAAGTTAACAGGCTACGACCTTGCGCTTGAAACCATTCGCAAAAAACAAGAGGACGGAGGTGCATTGTACTTCATATCGGATCAGAAGCGAATGGATGATCTGACCAAAAAGAACCTCGAAACACAGCGCGAAGCGTTGAACGGTCAGATCGAAGTAACCAAGCGACAAATAGAATTAGGGCAGCAAGCCCGAGACGAGCAACTCGCTCAACAAACTGAATTGAAAAAGCTGTTGCTGGAGCAAGAGCGCGAAATCACAGAGGAGGGTATGCGTTCCTCACTCGCAGCAATTAATGCAAAGCTGCGCTTTGCCCGTGAAGGATCAGCTGAGCAACTCGCGTTGCAGATTGCGGCCCGACAAAAAGAAGCTCAGATCGAGCTGTTCAACACAAAGCTCACTGCAGGAGAACGCATGAACATCGAAGCAGACCTGCAGGGTGATCTTGCAGACCTGCGTGAGCAATATGCACAGCGGCAGCTGAACGATCAGCTCAGCCAGATCAGCGCACAGCTTGCACAAGTGCGGCGTGGCTCACAGGAAGAGTTTGAACTTACACGGCAGCAGCTCGAAGTGAAGCGTGAGCTTGAACTGACTAATCATAAGCTTACAGAGGCGCAGCGGCAGGACATTGTTCAGAAATCACTTCGGGCAATCACTGAACTGGAGAAAGATTGGAACATCAAACGCACCGCTGATCAGCTCAACACAGAGCGACTGCTGAACGATGCAAAGCTCGTGCTCACGCGGGAAGGATCGGCTGAGAACCTGAGCCTTCGCAGGCAGCAGCTCGACATACAGGAGCAGCTTGACCTTAATGCAATTGACAAAGACATTCAAGGCACGGCCCTGGGCGAAGCACAGAAGCAAGCCATCCGGGCTAAGTATCAGGCTGATCGCATACAGCTGGAGCGTGATAGCATTGATGCAATTCTGGAACGGCAGCAAGCAGCAGCACAGGCACAGGCAGATTACTTCGATCAGCTCGCACAGATCGAAGCAAGTTCGGTCAACACATCGTTTGAACGGCGGCAGCAAATCGACCTGCAGCAGTTTGATCGCAAACTCGCTCAGCTCGATTCAGAGGCAAACATTGAAGCAGCCCGTTTCCGTGAGGGAATCATCACCTATGAAGAGTATCAGAAGCGCCTTACTCAGATCAACAATGATGAGGCGCTTACACGCTTGCAGAAGGAGGAGGCAATCGCCCAGCAGCTGATCGAGCTGCGTAACCGAACGGCGGACAAGATTCATGAGATCGGTTCACAGTCACTGCAAACGATCAATCAGTTCAATGCTCAGGAGTCGGAGGAGGTTATCAACAACCTGAACAATCAGCTGGCTGCGTACACTCAGATGAAAGAGAATGAGCAGATATCGGAGGAGCAGTTTGCAGCAAAGAAGAAAGAGCTGGACGAGCGTATCAGAAAGGAGAAGCGACGCGCAGCAGAACAGGAAAAGCAATGGTCACTCGTTCAGATCTTGCTTGATACAGGCGTGGCGGCGACAAAAGCGCTTGCTGTTCCTCCTGCACCGAACGTATTTGCGGCAGGTTTGGCAACAGCGTTTGGTTTGGCGCAATATGGCCTCGCGGCCTCGCGTAAGATACCTGGCTTTGCAAAGGGCACGGAGAACGCGCCTCCGGGTTGGGCGTGGGTTGGTGAGAAAGGGCCGGAGCTGATGTGGCTACGCAAGGGCGACAAGATCAAATCACATGAGCAATCAGTACGCATGACGGCACAGCACATCGAGCAGCAGCGTGTATCGGCAATGGCACCGCTGCTCAGTGAACCGCGGGTGACCAAGCGGGCAGCGGCAAAGATGGACGAGCTGGGTGTTATTGCAAACATGGATCCGAACAAGCTGGCATCGTTGATCGGGCAGCATGTCGGGCAGCACATCGCCTCAATGCCAATCACCAATGTACAGATCGACGAGAATGGATTCGCGTGGTCGATTGTGCAGGGACAAACAACAGTAAAGGTTAAAAAAGTAAGATATAATTAATGGAATACAGATTCACACTCATACATCCATCATTAACGCTTGTGCTTGATGATGAGCCCATCGGATGGGCTGATTCGACACTGGAGTTTAAACGCTCTGAAACGTTGGTCGGATTCTTCTTTGACTACACGCAGACGCTGGGCTTCTATGGCCGGGGCTACAGTTATATTTTGAACCTGTATCGAACGCGGGGCATTGATGAGTATATAGAGCTGTTGATTGAACTGAAGTGCAGCGAGACGGATCCTTTCGAGACGTGCTATCTGGGCAAGCTGTTGCTGGGCACGGTAGCGTTCGACTGCAAAGATGATTGTGTGGCAGAGGTGAGTCTGGATCCTTCGGGGTGCATCATGCAATTTCAGAATCGACGTGATCAGAAGGTTGATCTGGATTCATTGCAATCGTTTGGCGGAACAACGTTGGCGGCGTATGCGGGTTTGGGGACAACGATACAGCTTGATCCGAAGACGCTTGTACGTCGCACGATTGGCGAGGGCAGCGGCACGTTGACATGGGTTGATCCTGTACCGGGCACGGTGACGGTCGGCGGCGGCACGCAGTTTATAACAAACACAACGTACTTCGATGTGCCGGTAACGACGTTTACGTTGCAGGAGGTTCGGCGGGTGAATACGATAGGGCTGGCGGGATGGTTGTTGCCAACGGCGGCGGTGCCGGTGATCACGATTGAGGAGGATGGTTTATACACCGTGCAGTGGACGCTGTTCGGTGAGTTTGAATCTACCGCCGCTACGCAAGCTGAACCCGCTTGCTCAACCGCAACTCAGTCAAATTACTTTCAATTCGAGAATTGGCAACTAAGTGTAGATATGTATCAGAACGGCGTTCAGATATACCAGAACATTTTTCATACTGTCGTAGCCGATTGTAGTATAGGATCAATAGGTAATACAAGCACTCCCGGCAAGCGTTATGTGGTTGTATCGCCTATTGGTGGTTCGCATTCGTTTACTGCGGCGCTCAACGACGAGATCTTTTTGATGATACGCATCGTCTGCTCCGGCAACTGGAACAGAGGCGTTATCGGTCGCGACATTCGCTTTAACCATAACCTGATCGGCATCGGCGCGACAGCAACCATACGTTCTGAAATCAACTTTCCCGCAACACCCTGCCGTACATACCTCGTCAACGAAGCCCTGTCACGCATCACCGAAGCCATCACAGACGATTGCATGCGCGTGTACTCCGATTACTTCGGCCGCACCGACTCCGCCCCCTACACTGCCGCCGCTGATGGCTGCGCGTCCTTAACCGTGCTCACCTCCGGCTTGCACATACGCCAGTTCCCGACCGCAAACATCGACATGCGTGTGAGCTTCGATGAACTGTTCGACGCTATGAACAGCATCCACTGCATCGGCGCAGGTCCAGAAAACGACCCCGCCCGCCCCGGACAGCAACGCCTGCGAATCGAACCCTATGCCTTCTGGTTCGACAGCTCTACCATCATCATGGACTGCGACAATGTACCGTGGCTCAAATTCAAACCGACTTATGAAACATACATCACCTTATTCGAGGGCGGTTATGAGA